CAATCCGACGCCAACGGCAAGGCCATTACCAAGGCCGCTGGTATCGGCAACGGCTACGCCATGGATGCGGCCACGGCGGATGGCGACGTGATCCGCATCGTGCGCGGGATCTGACCATGCGCTACTGCAACCGCTTGGACATTGGCAACTCCATCCCTGAGCTGACGCTACGCCAGCTCTCCAATGATGACCCGGCCGCTGAGCAGCCCAATGAGAGCGTGATCGAGGACGGCGTCCGCCAAGCCGAAGAGCTGGTGGATGGTTACCTGCGAGGCCGCTACGTCCTGCCGCTCGACCCGGTGCCGACCGTCCTGCGGGATGCAGTGGTCTACCTCACTCGGCACTGGCTCTACCAGCGCCGCCCCGAGGGGATCGTTCCCGACGCGGTGAAGGACAGCCGCAAAGATACCATCAAGTTGCTGGAGAGCATTCGGGACGGTGTGGTCACCTTGGGCATGCCCACTGGCCAAGCCGCCCCGGAGCCGGGCGAGATGCGTGTGCGGTCGCGGCGCAAGCAGTTCACCGATGACATGTGGAAGGGCTACCCATGAGCCAGACCGTTCAACTGATGGAGGCGTTGCTGGCTCGCCTGCAGGAGCATTTTGGCCGCGAGCTGATGGCTGAGCTGTTCCCTGAAGCACCGGCCCAGTACCGCCTCAACCATCCTCGTGGCTCGATTCTGGTGGCCTACGGGCGCAGCCAGTTTGGCGAGTCGGAAGCAACCGACGCCGTGTTCCAGGAGCGCAAACTCATCATCCGTCTGACGCTGGTGTTCCGTCAGCTCAACGGCAAGGACGGGGTGATCAGCTACCTGGACCGCATCCGCGAGGTTCTGACGGGCTGGTACCCACCTCACTGCGACAAAGCCTTCCGACCTGTCGCCGAGCAATTCCTGGGGCAGGTGCAAGGCGTCTGGCAGTACGCCCAGGACTACAGCATCCGAGCCACCCAGATCCAGCTCGTGCCTCCAGGTAATGAACCATTGCTGACCCGAACCACCTTAGAACATGAGGGCTTTCCATGAAGCTGACTCGCTATCGCTATAACGGCCCACAAAGCGCAGCGTCCCTGCGCGTTGGGCCTGATCGCCAGCTGCTCGATGTGCAGTTGTTGCCAGGCAAATCGGTCGATCTGCCCGCAGATCACGAGTACACCCAGGTCCTGCTGGAACTCCGGCACCTGACCCCGATGTCGACCGACACCAGTGCCGCGAAGACTGATGCTGTTGCACCAGGTGCGGAAAAGAAAGGAGCCAAAGCCAATGCCAGCTAACTATTTGCACGGCATCGAAACCACAGAAGTCGAGCGCGGCCCTCGTGCGATCCGCGTGGTCAAGTCGGCCGTGATTGCCTTGATTGGCACTGCACCCACTGGGCCAGTGAAGAGCTTGACGTTGTCGCTCAGCGACATCGACGCCGCTCAGTTCGGGACACACCTGCCTGGCTTCAGCATCCCCGAGGCCCTGGACGGCATTTATGATTTCGGTGTGGGAACCGTCCTTGTCTATAACGTGCTTGACCCGGCTGTGCACCGGAGTGTCGTTGCCGACAAGCCTGGGCTCTTCGCCGCAAATGACGTACTGCAGGTGGAGCATGGCGCGCTGCAAGAACTGACGGTGAAGTCGGAAGACGGTAGCGCAACCTATACCATCGGCATTGATTACAGCGTTGATATGCTCACTGGGCGGGTTCAACGGGTCATCACAGGTGGTATTCCGGTTAATGCCCAGGTCAAGCTGGGCTACACCTATGCCGATCCCAGCCTGGTGACACCGGCCGATATCATCGGTGCGGTTTCCCTAGCGGGCCAACGTAGTGGTTTGCTGGCATTCCAGGACAGCTACACCCAGTTCGGGTTCTTCCCAAAAATCTTCATCGCACCAGGCTTCAGCACGCTCGAAGCGGTTAGCGTCGAGTTGATCGTCGCTGCCGTAAAGGTGGGGGGAGTTGCCTACATCGACGCGCCCATCGGCACCACTGTGCAACAGGTAATCGCGGGGCGCGGCCCAGCCGGCACCATCAACTTCAACACCAGCAGCGACCGTGTGCGCTTGTGCTATCCGCATGTCAAGGTGTCCGACCCGGTCAACGGTGAGCGCTTGCAGCCGCTATCGATTCGCGCTGCAGGGTTGCGTGCCAAGGTCGACAACGACAACGGTTACTGGTGGAGCAGCTCTAACAAGGAACTGCTGGGCGTGATTGGTTTGGAGCGTCCGTTGACCGCTCGCATCGACGATGCCAGTAGCGAGGTCAACCTGCTCAATGAAAACGGCATCACCACCGTCTTCAATTCGTTTGGTACCGGCCTGCGTCTGTGGGGCAACCGAACGGCGGCTTGGCCGACCGTTACGCACATGCGCAACTTCGAGAACGTGCGCCGGACCAAAGACGTCATCGACGAATCGATCCGTTACAGCTCGCTCCAGTTCGTAGATGTGCCAATCACCGACGCCTTGATCGACAGCATTGTCGAAAGCGTGAACCAGTTCCTGCGGAAGTTGATCGGTGATCAGGCTTTGATCGGCGCCGAATGCTGGTACGACCCTGCGCGTAACCCTCAAACCGAGGTCGAGCTGGGGCACCTGCTGTTCAACTACAAACTCACGGTGCCACTGCCATTCGAGCGCGGCACCTTCGAGACCGAAATCACCGGGGAATACCTGGTCAACCTGGGGGCTGCATAAATGGCTGGGTTCACTGCGCATCGTATTACCAACGCGGCGCTCTATCTGGATGGCAACAGCTTTTTCGGGCGCTGCGAGGAAGTTGACCTGGGTTCGGTGAAGACTGTAACCAGCGACTTTCAGGGCTTGGGCATGGTCGGCCTGATCGAGCTGCCAGACGGCATCGACAAGCTCGAAGGAAAGATCGTCTGGAACAGCCTCTACTATGACGCCGCCAAGCGCTTGGCGACGCCGTTCAAGACCGTGCAGCTCCAGCTACGCTCCAACGTCCAGGTGTTCAACAACACCGGCCTGGTCGATGAGCTGCCGCTGGTTTCGTTGCTGACCGTGACGTTTAAGGAGTACCAACTGGGGAGCTTCAAGCCCCGCGATCCGAGCAAGTTCGAGTCGCCTTTCTCCGCGACCTACGTGCGGCAGGTGCTCGACGGGCAGGAGATTGTCCTGCTGGATTACCTTGCCAACATCTTCAAGGTGGGTGGGGAAGATCAGTTGGCCAAGTACAGGAAGAACATCGGTCAGTGATTTAGCCTGGCAGCCCGAAGTGAGCTATCACGGGGCGAGAGCCGACCGAGAGCACCTCGCCGGTCAGGCTGCCGAGCACACTCTTGGTACCGCTCTCATTGGCATCAACGGGTTGGTCGCCCAGGGATCGGCCTTGCTAACCTCGTTGCACCAGAAGCCCCGTCCTTGTACGGGGTTTCTTCTTTAAACCCGATTAAAAGTCGGCCACCGAACCAGGTGCGATGCTCAGGTCTCCCGAAAACGACCGTCAACCTGGAGCTACAGATGGCCGCTACCCTCAGTTTCACTCTCCTGTTCCCTATCAAAACTGCTACTGGTCAGAGCCTGTCCAGCATGTCGATCACGCGCCTGAAGCGTCGTGACCTGGGCAACGCTCAGCAACACGCTCGTGGTGATGAGGCTCTGATCGAAGATCACCTGGTCTCGAAAATGCTGGGTATCACCCTGGAGGATCTGGCGGAGTTCGACATTGCCGACTCCAAGCGAGCCAGCGAGCTGTTTCGCGAGATGGTGGGCGGAGGAGACCTCGCTACAGTCCTGGGACGAAGCACTACTTCTGGTGCTCAGAATGCAGCCGTCGGAGATCCGAAAGCTGTCGATGGATGAGTATTGGCGTTGGTGCGAGGTGTGTGAGCGGGAGATCAACCGCCGCGTCGAGGCCGCCGAGCGAATGAACCAGCGATAACAGCGACCAGCCCAACAACCAGTCCGCTCAACAAAGCGCCACCTGCCGCAATGGGGGTGGCTGCCAGCGCCAGTACTGGTAGCCCCAGGCAGAACACCAGCACCGCTCCCCACAGGGGGAAGTTCGCAAAGCACAGCCAGGCAAGCCAAATCACACCGACGCCGATGGCCAGTGCATAGAGGGTTTTGCTTGTGCGTAGAGCGGCTTTTTCAAACATTCTTGCAGCGTAGCAAACTATGGCCAATGAAGTCCTGGTTGGATTAAAGATCGGAGCTGCCGTCTCAGGCAGCTTGCATGCCGCGTTTGGGTCGGCGAAATCCACCGTACAACAGCTCGGCCGAGCTACGGATAGCCTGACAGCCAAGCAAAAACTAATCGGCACTGAGCTTTCTGCTGCACTGGCCCGTGGTGGTACCGGCATCGAGCGGATGCGCCGACAGTACGACCAAGTCGGGCGCACCATCGATCAGCTCAAGCTCAAACAAGAGCGCCTCAATATCAGCATCGCCCGTGGCGAAACCCTGAAGAATGCTCGAGCCGACCTACGTGGCCAGGCCATGGAGACGGTCGGGACGGGCGTCGCCCTAGGGGCTCCCATTGTGCAGTCGATGCGTACTGCCATCGACTTCAAGGATCAGACCAACGACATCGCCATTACTGGTGGATTCGACGCGGCTGAAGAAAAGCGACTGAGCGATGTAATGCGTGGCGCGGCTTTGAAGTGGAACCAGACACAAACCGAGGTGGCTAAGGGCACTGCTGTACTGATTGCAGGTGGCATCTCCGGAACGAAGGAGCTTCAAGCCTATGCACCGTTGATGGCCAAGTTTGCGACAGCAACGCGGGCCAGCATGGATGACCTAGGTTCAGTAGCTATTGCCTTGAATGACAACCTTGGTATTAGTTCTGCTGGCTTTGAGCGCTCCATGAACATGCTTGCCTCAGCAGGTAAACAAGGTCAGTTCGAGCTGGCGGACATGGCTAGATGGCTGCCGCAGCTGACTCCTCAATTTGCTGCGCTGGGTATTACCGGTGAGCGCGCGGTTGCCGAAATTGGCGCATCTCTGCAGATCGCTCGACGTGGTGCTGGTACCAATGATGAAGCCGCTAACAACTTCAAGAACTTCCTCTCGAAACTGACGGCCAAGGACACTCTCAAGTCTTTTGAGGGCGCTGGTATAGACCTCCAGAGCTCGATGAAGAACTTGGTTGGCAAGGGGCTCACGCCAGTCCAGGCGATGCTTGAAATCATCACCCAGTACGTTGGAAGCAAGGGGCCTAAGGCTGCGGGCGAGTTTCAGAAAGCCATGGCTATCAAGGATGACGCCGAACGAGAGACCGCTCTGAAACGCTTGAATGAAGCGTACAAGTTGGGCGACCTATTTGCTGACATGCAGGTACTTTCGTTTGTTCGACCTGCGCTGGCGAATCGCAAGGATCTAGCCAGTATTCAGCAGACCAGCATCGATGATGCCGATAAAGGTGTGGGTGATGCTGATTGGAAGAAACGAATGGAAAGTCCCAAGGAGCAGCTGAAGCAGCTTGGGGTAAACCTCTCCGACATCGGTATATCTGTTGGTAGCGCATTGATCCCTGCCTTGGTTGATGTGACCAAGGCAGTCGTTCCAGTGATGCAGTCCTTCTCAGCTTGGGCAAGCGAGAATCCAGCAATCATCAAAGGTGTCGTTGGCCTGGTCGCTGGCCTCTTGGCAGGCAAGCTGGCCTTCATTGGTTTGGCATACGGCGCCAACCTGGTCGTCTCACCGCTGGTCGGTCTGACGACAACCATCACCTCGTTGTCATCCAAATGGACACTGCTGCGCGCCATGTGGCAGATGGGCAAGTTCGCTCCGGTCATCACCGGCTTGAAAGCTGTCGGCGGCGGCGCGCTGACTGTATGGAAATATACGGGCCTATTTGCTCGCGGGATCGCCACCGCGTTTGGTGCTCCACTGATGATGGCGGCGCGTGGTGGCCTGATGTTGGGCAAGGTCCTGGGCAGCACATTGTTGTTCGGCCTGAAACTCGCGGGCCAGGCCGTGCTATGGCTAGGTCGTGCTCTGTTGATGAACCCCATTGGCCTACTGGTGACCGGCATTGCCATCAGCGCATACCTGATCTATCGGTACTGGGAGCCAATCAAAGGCTTCTTCAGTGGACTCTGGGGTGAGATCAGTGCTGGTTTCAATGGTGGGCTGTCGGGCATCACTGGGCTGATCCTCAATTTCAGCCCAGTGGGACTGTTCTACCGTGCCTTTGCCGGCGTGATGAGCTACTTCGGTGTTGAGCTGCCCGCGAAGTTCACCGACTTCGGCGGCATGATCATCAGTGGCCTGGTGAATGGCATCAGCAATGCACTGACATCGGCCAAGGAATCGGTCGTTGGCGTCGGTACATCGATCAAGAGTTGGTTTACAGAGACACTCGGTATCCAATCGCCCAGTCGGGTTTTCATGGGCTATGGCGCCAATATCAGTGAAGGTGCTGCAATCGGTATTGCGGCTAAATCCGACCTGGTCCGCAATGCCGCTCTAGGTATGGCCGGAGCAACTGCCGTGGAGATGGCCACTCCAAAGGTAGTGGCGCCAATCAAGCCGGCTGAACCGGTTTTCCCGAAGATGATGCCTTCGGCCAGCCCAGTCGAGCTGACCGCACCGAAGGTGTTGCCTCTTCCCAAGCCAGTTGAACTGGTCGCGCCGAAGGTATTGCCACCCGCCGATCCGGTCGAGCTGGTTGCCCCAAGGTTGCTGCCACCTGCCAAGCCAACCACCCTGCAGGCATCCGAGCTTCCGATTCCGCAACGTCAACCTCCGAGCCCGGACGCAGTCTCCATCGCCAGCAGAGTTGGTGCTGCAGGCGAACGACCGGCAGCGCCTTCTGGTGAGATGGTCGTCCATTACTCACCGAATATAGAAGTACCGGCCGGAGCGAACCGGCAACAAATCGACTCGGCGCTCGCCGTCGGCTACGAGGAGTTCAAGCGCTTTATGGAGCGGTTCCAGCATGATCAGCGGCGCCGTAGTTATGGAGGGAACGCCTGATGTTCGCGATCCTCGGTGACATTGAGTTCACTGTTGCTGGTGGTATCACTGGTATGGAGTACCGCGGTACCGCCGATTGGGCGGAGCATGCCCGCATTCAGGGCAAGCCTCTGCTTGAGTGGATTGGTGAAGGCCTGGATGAGATCAACCTAACTATTGAGCTGCATCCTGTCCTGGGCGACCCGGATGCGCGCTGGAGGGCTCTGCGCGAGGCGAAAGCCAAGCACGAGCCGCTCGCCCTGGTGCTGGGTAGCGGCGATTATTTTGGGCCGCAAGTGGTCGCCGATCTCAGCCTGCAGCATCGCCGTATGACTGGCACTGGGCAGTTGGCGTCGGGAACTGTGCAGCTCCGGCTACGTGAATACACTGGTGCCTTCAAGCGTAAGCTTACGCAACCACTTGGGCTCCTCAATCCAGCGTTGAGCGGCACAGCAGCAGCTGTGTCGGGCAAACCAAGCCTACTGTCGAAATTCCTGCCGTCGCCGAGCACAACGCAGATGATCATTGGCCATGCCAAGACGGCCGCGAACGTTCTGCAGGCCGGTCGCAACGTGTATGACCAGGTCAAGAATGGAAATGCCTCGATGATCTTGGGCCAGGTGCCTCAATTGCTGGGTGTGACATCGCGGGCTATTGCGCCACTGAAGAGCCTGACTGCGGTTGCTGGGCTGCTCGATGACGGGGCAGATCTAGCCCGGCTGGGCGACGATGTACTGGCCAGCGTGAACGGTGCTCAATCCAGCCTGAACCCGGTTGACCTCGGCAATATCGTCGAGCGCTTCGCAACATCGCGGGACTCTCTGGATCAAGCGCTGGCGACCATGGATGGCGCCCGAACCCGGCTGGCCGGCCTAGCTGCCCAAGTCCTGACCAGGAGAGCCTGATGTTTATTCCCCACATCACCACGGAGGGAGAACGCTGGGACCAGTTGGCCTGGCGCTATTACGGCGATGCACATCGCTATCAACCCATCGTCGAGGCCAATCCGCATGTGCCGCTCGATGCCGCGCTGCCTGCCGGCCTGACGTTGGCCATCCCCATGCTCGATGCCGAAACCGCGACTGAGGATCTCCCACCATGGATGCGCTAGTTCCAGAGCAGGTCCCCGAGGCGCGGTTTGTTCTGAGCTATCAGCACCGCAACATCACGCATGACATCAGCCAGCACCTGCTTTCGCTGACTTATTCTGACTTCCTCACCGGCCAGGCCGACAGCTTGGATGTCGAGCTGGAGGATGTCGACGGCAAATGGATCGATGCTTGGTACCCAGGTCATGGTGATCTGCTGACCCTTTCCATGGGCTGGCAAGGCAAGGCCTTGCGCGTCCTGGGCAACTTCGAGATTGATGAAGTCGAGCTGAATTCACCGCCCTCGACCGTGAACATCCGTGCCTTGGGTGCCGGTATCCAGTCCGCTCTGCGTACAACAGAGCATCGGGCCTACGAGAACATGACGCTGGATGCCGTGGCCAAACAAATAGCCGCACGCCAGGGGTTGGAGCTTGTTGGTCGCATTGAGCCGGTCAAGCTGGATCGGCTTACTCAGCAGGAATCGGACCTGACATTTCTGCGCAACCTGGCAGGCGAGTACGACTATGCCTTCAAGGTGGTGGGAGCGCGATTGGTGTTTCATGCCATCAGCGATTTAGCCAAAGGCGCTCCGGTTGCAAGCTTGGCCTTGAGCAATCTCGCCAGCGTGCACCTGCGTGATCAGATCAAAGCCGTGCCAAACAAGGTTCAGGTCAAGCACAAAGACCCTGCTAAGAAGCAGCTGATCTCCTACGACATCCAGAACGGTGAAGCCGTGGCAGTACCCAGTAGCTCCAGCAAGGCCACAACCAGCGCCGACACCCAAAAGCAGCGCAAACGAGCGGCCTCGACAGAGGTGGCCAAGGCGCGTGCCAAGGCAGACCTGGCGAGGGCCAACCGCGAAAGGACCACTGGCGGCTGGACCGCTATGGGGCGCCCCGAGCTGGTGAGCGGGAATGTTGTCACCCTGGTGGCGGCGGGCAAGCTGGGTGGCGACTACCTGATCACCGCTGCGCACCACCGTGTAACACGCAGTGGTGGCTATACCGTCGACCAGGAGGCCTGCCGTGTGGCTGCATCCTCGATCTCCATGACGACGCAGAACGTTCAGCCTGACCTGGCTCTCTCCAGTTATGGGCCGCAGCGCGAGGTAGTCGCCTGATGGGTATTGAGTTGGAGTACGGCGAGGTCAGTGCCGTCGACTACCTGACCTGCCGTATTCGGGTGCGCCTGGATGACCGTGATGGCGTCGAAAGCTACTGGCTCAATGTGCCGCAGCGTAACTCGCAGGGCACGAAGAGCCGCCCCTTGATGCCCGAGCTTGGAGAACAGGTTGCTGTCCTCCTCGATGCTGACGGCGTGGGTGGGGTGTACCTGGGCGGGGTGTACTCAACGGCCGAGCCACCGCCAGTCGTCGATGAAAGCACCGCGTACATCCGCTATCGCGATGGCACCGTTGTGGCCTATGACTGTGATGCTGGAGTGATGACGGTGGATAACGTAGGTGCGCTGCTGGTCAAGTGCGCTCGGAACGTGACGGTTGAAGCGGGAGCACCTGTGGTGGTCAAGGCGCCTGCAGCGAGTTTGGAGATTCCTACGGTTGCGCTCAAGGGCAACCTGCAAGTGGAGGGGAACATCAGTGCAACCGGCACAATAATGGACGCAGGCGGCAACTCAAACCACCACAGCCATTAGCCCAACCCTCTTTAAACCCGATTAAAAGCCAGGCTCGCCTGGCTTTTCCATTATGGGCGCATGACTACGCCCACTCCCTACACCGCCATTACCGCCGCCCACTGGCAACCTGCGCTCGGCACCGCCGGTGAGGTGGTCCAGGGCCTGCACGATATTGACCAGGCCATTCGCATCATCCTGACCACGCCCAAGGGCAGTGATGCCCATCGCCCCGAGTTTGGCAGCGACCTACACCTCTATATTGACTGGCCGCACGACCGTGTTACGCCGTACCTGGTGCGTGAGACGGTTGAGGCAATCCGTCGCTGGGAGACTCGTGTTGCAGTTGTCCAGGTGCAGGTGCTGATAGAGGAAGCGCACCTAACCTTGCGGGTGGTCTGGCGTGTCGCTGACGGTGTGGCGCAGACGACCGAGGTGCCATATGCGCGAGCTGCCTAAGCCTGAGTTCGTCAAGATTGACCCGGCAGCGGTGGAGGCAGACCTCATCGCTCGCTATGAAGCGAAATCCGGCAAGACCTTGTATCCCGCGCAGATCGAGCGCCTGTTCATCGATCTGATTGCCTATACCCGCTCTCGCGTGGATATGTCGATCCAGAACGCTGGTGAGCAGTTGCTCGTCCGGTTCGCCAGAGGAGTGATCCTTGACTATCTGGGCGAGCTGGTTGCCACCCCACGTCTGTTGGCGCAACCCGCTCGCTGCCAGATCCGCTTCAGTCTGCCAACAGTCTCGACTCAGCCGGTGTACATCAGTGCTGGTACACGGGTAAGCACGCAAGACGGCAAGTTGACCTTCACGACAGATCGGGAAGTGTCGATTGCTGCCGGGCAGCTCAAGGCAGATGTTGCCGCAACCTGCCTGACTCCAGGTACACAGGGTAATGACTGGGCTCTCGGCCAGATCAACGTCATCAGCAACACTCCCGCTGCAGGATTGGTGGCCAGCAACATCACGATAACCGCCGATGGCGCTGAAGACGAAGAGGATGACCGCTACCGCGAGCGGATCATCCTGGCGCCAGAAGCATTCAGTAACGCCGGCAGTCGCGGTGCTTATCGCTACCATGCGCTTGCTGTGCACCAGTCAATCATTGACGTCGCCGTCCATGGACCTGACGAAGGGCAGCTTGATGGCCATGTCGCGTTGTATCCCCTCACCAGCACGGGATTACCGTCGGCCGATCTCCTGGAGCAGGTGAAAGCTCGTGTGAGTGGCGAAAAAGTACGCCCCCTCTGTGACACCGTGCATGCCCTAATGCCGGTCGAGATCCCGTTTACCATCAAGGCCCGACTGACGTTCTACGATACCGCTGAGCAGAGCACGACCTTGGCTGCAGCACAGGTCGCGGCCGAGGCCTATGCAGCCGACAGACGATCCAAGCTCGGTCTCGACCTGGTGCGTGAGCAGTTGACTGCTGTCCTGCAGGTTGCCGGTGTGTATCGCGCCGATCTGGAGCTGCCCGCTGCTATGCAAGAGCTTCAGGGCAATGAATGGGCTAACTGCACAGACATCCAGCTGATCCCTGCGGGGGTGGCCTTTGGCTGAGCAGCAACTACCACCAGTCCTGGCGAGCGATGAGCGATTTGCGCTGCTCGCCGCACTCCTTGACGAGACCATGGCCGAGGTCGACCTGGATGCAATGCTGGTGTACCTGGTGGACCTTGTTAAGCCGACCCTTCTGCCAGTTTTGGCAGATCAATTCTCCATGCTTGATGAGGCTGCCTGGCTGTTGGCGGAGTCTGTGGACGCCAGGCGCAACCTGATCAAAGGCGCTGCTGAACTGCACCGGTATAAAGGAACGCCCTGGGCAGTACGCGAAGTCATTCGGCTCTTGGGCTTTGGCGAAGTCACAATCCAAGAAGGGCTTAGCGGACAAGTCAGGAACGGTTCAATCCGTAGAGATGGGAGTCATGTTCATGGTGATCCTGGTTCCTGGCCCTGTTATCGAGTGTTTTTGAATCGCTCCATCACAAACGACCAAGCCGTTTTGGTTCGGCGCTTGCTCTTATCGGGGGCTCCAGCACGGTGCCGCCTTGTTTCACTTGATTACACCGCAGTCGCGATCCGCCACAACGGTCGCGCATCACGCAATGGCCAATACAACCGAGGGAGTAGCTGATGGCAGACCTACCAGAAGTGGATGAGTGGACACCGGGCATTTACCAGTTGGAGACGTCTGACCCAGTGCTAGGCGGTCCTGATGGTATTGATAACCTTCAAGGGAAACAGCTTGCGAGCCGAACGAGGTGGCTGTTCAACGCGCTGCAGAAACTGGTGAACGGTGTGACCATTGTAGGCAAAGCCGCTCGCCTGGAGACGGCCCGCGTGCTCAAATTCAAAGGAGCAGCCAGCGGAAACGGAAGCTTCGATGGGAGCAGCGACATTGAAATAACCCTGACGCTGCCTAATACGGGAGTTGCAGCCGGCGCCTACAGCAAGGTGACCCTCAATGAAAAAGGGTTGGTCATCAGCGGTAGCAACCCCACCTCGTTGGCCGGTTACGGGATCACCGATGCGCTTCCGAACTTGAATCCTTTACCTTATGGGAGTCTCGACCTGCATGGCGCCAACTTCGCGCATGTCACGTCCCCTGCTGAGACGTCCCTAGGGCAAAACTGCTACTTCGATGGGACCAACTGGGTCCGACACGATGTAGGTCGGCCTGCTATCAGCGTAGGGCTATCCAACAACAAATTGTCCGTGCTGCGGGTATCCGCCGGTCCTAACCCGATTAACTGGGAAACAATATCGACATCGCTGGACACCTCAAACGCCTTATTCAGCTACCTGAAAGAGGTGCCTACCACGCTTGCAGGCTACGGAATCACCGATGCTGTAAAAAGCGCTGATAAGGCCAGCCAAGAAGATGTCGAGGCCGGTGTCAGCGATAGTAAGTGGGTCACACCCAAGGGCGTTTTTCAAGCACTGGCTAAGGCCATTACTCAAGCAACCGAATTTGCATTCGGATGGGCAAAGATTGCGACCAGAGGGCAGGTTAACGCGGGGACCGACGACAATACGATTGTCACCCCCAAAAAGTTGCGCTTCGGTTTCCTGATCAGCCTCGGTAACACCGGCTTTGTCGCGTTCCCAGAATTTTTGGGGGGCGTCATTTTGCAATGGGGCTCAGCCGCCGTTCCAGGGGGCGCGGAAGGTGCTGACATCGTCATGCCTTTAGCCTTTCCCAATGCGGCTCTTGGGCTTTGGCCGATGTGGTCACAAACCTCCCAAGTGACCAGCACGGCACCGACATTCATGGGGCATTTCCCGAGCACGACGGCCTATCGAATCATGACAAACCAACCCGCAGGAAACTACGGCATCACCTGGATCTCCATCGGATACTGATTATGAAAATGTATTACAGCGACTCCACAGGTGGCTTCTACTCGCCAACTGTGCATACCACCATCCCTGATGATGCAGTAGTTTTAAGCGCCGATGAGTATGGAGCGCTTAAGAGAGGGCTAGAGCAAGGCAAGAAAATCGCGCTGGGAGTAGACGGCCAACCTTGCTTGGCTGATCGCGAGATACCGTACGAGGAGCTGATTGCCAACGAGCGCCTCTGGCGTGACGGGCAACTTCCCAAGAGCGAGTGGTTGACCGCTCGCCATCGTGATGAGTTGGACATGAGTCGATCCACCACTCTGACTGCAGCTCAATACAATGAACTTCTAGCGTACCGCCAAGCATTGCGTGATTGGCCACAGGCCGAGACCTTTCTTGAGGAGGCAAGCCGCCCTCAGGCTCCTGCGTGGATGGCTGAGCATATTGAGTGATCGGAATGCGTCGCATCGCAATTTCGTTGCATATGGTGCAATAGCTTGCGAAGGCATTTATCTCACTTCGAGGTGATTTTTTTCGCGCGGCGCATCAGTTTGCCGTAGGTGGGCGATTCGGCAGCGATGGCCGGGGCGCCGACGAGGCAGGCCAGGGCCAGGGCGGTTGCGCGCAGCAT